GTTCTACGATTGCATCTACTGCGTTCTGGATTTGACTGTCTTTTGGAAGGATGTGCCTTTCAGAATCAACATATTCTTTTAGGGCCATTATTTCATCTAGACCACTGTCGAGTGGAGGATAGTAGTCAGCAGGGTATTCGATGATCTCACCTGTTAAGCCTTGGATTGCTTCAATAACAGCATCCACCAGATCAGGGAGTTCTGCGTAGAAAGCACCCAGGGCCATATGCTCTGAGTAGGATTTGCTCTGCAGATGCAAGATGTGCGTGTTGGTTGCTGCATGCAATAGGGTTAAAAAGAATTCACCCATATTTCACTCCTAGATGGTCCAAAACTTTTCTGGCTGCTTCCACTTTCCAAGGACGAAGAAGTGGACTTTCGGCAATTTTAGTCCATTCTTCTATTTGCCTAGCAAAAGCGGTCTTAAATATGGCTTTTTTATCTTCATGGGAAAGATCGCCCTGGTCTAACAGTTGATGGCAATGGTAGCAACCCCATACGGTTTTAGAGTCATCTGCCTTCAATGCCATGCCCTTACCAGATTCCAAGCTATTGTCATGGCAGGCCACAGTGGTGGAGCCTTCATCAGTCCAACACCTGCGACTGATGTTGAACAGACATTCCTGGCCTTCTGCCAAGTTCAATAGGTTTTTATCTCGGTACATTTCCATTTTTCCAATTCAGGAATCCATTGTTTAAATGGTTTCAGATTTTGTGGATCTATTACATACCATATACGCTTTTCCATGTCCCATCTAGCTCCTAGAGACTTTGCTTTTTCTTTTTCATCATAAGGGACTTTTAAGTTAATTCTCATATTTTTTACCCATAACTACTCCGGGTGACCCTATCAAGGTTCATTCTCCATCTGTAAAGTACATCTGCCTTTTACAGACCAAGTGCGCTGGACGGGTTAATTCATTGGGATACTTGCTATGGAGCGTCACCTTCAAGTATGCCTACTCTAGTCCCTTAACCAAGGCTAGAACGCTTCAGTTGGTCTTTCTGAAACGGTTGTCATTTCTGGGTGCGGGAGATTTCTGCCCCGTTAGCTAACGCGCCCTGACGGTCAGCGCCAAAAGAAAAAACCCCGCAAGATGCTCTGTGGTCTTGGCTCTTGGCGAGAGCAGCAGCAGAACGAATGAACAAATCAAAAGTTCGTCTACTACCTTGCAAGACCACACAGTACCCTGCGGGGTTTATGCATATTAAATTCAATGATTTGTTCACCGTCCAGATGCCGTTCTAGACAGTTCTGTACTATACAGCACTATTTTGAAATGTCAAGGTTTTTTAATTCCTGGCGTTTTGTGTACTCTTGAGCCTTAAAAACCTCTATCCTGGCCTGGGCAGCTTTCATCATCCAATTTAGCTCCTCATACTGCCGATCTGCCTCTTTTTTGTCCAAAAGATGCTGTTTGTACCTGGGATGGGCATAGGCATAGGCTTCTTTATTGCCCAAAGTACCCTCTTCCTCATTCATTAGCTCGGACTTAATTACCCTTGAAAAATCATCCAAATAGTTGCGATTTGACAACAACTCCCCCATTTTGGGGGCATGGTGAATGATGTAGTCAATAGATTTGTTTGGGTCAATTTCCATCATATATGCTCACTTATCAATGCTTGTAATCCTGCTCGGATATCTCCATTTCCCATGTCTTCCAAGATTTGGACCTGAATCCTAGTCAAATTTAGCCTGATTTCATGCGTCCAATCCCTGACTTTCTTGGCTCCAGCCCCTTTTCTGCGTCCACCCCAGGACCCGATTGGCCTTCCCAATCGCCTAGCCCTGGCAGCCCTTCTCTTTTCCCGCTCAATTTGTTTGATGAATTCTGGCTTTTCATAAACAAAAGGATCGTCCATCTCCATCATTTGTCCTTTGGATGTGGACAATTAGATGGCGGTACAACAATGCACCAGATAGCCGAATATTGACCTCGAAATGGGCCAATCCAACGATCAATGTAGGTGTCTGGCATGCTTTTAAGCTGCTTGGATACGCTCCCAGCATCTCTTTTTGTAAAAAGGGCAAGGTTTTTGATGGTTAGACCATCAGCACTCCTCTTTAAATGCTCACGGATCTCTTTTGTAAGATTAGTTCTCATTTTTTGACTCGGCTATACATAACAATGGATTTGTTTTTAGGATCTACTAAAGCGGTAAATTTAGATTTGGTGGCATTCCCACCATCTAGTCCTGCAGACATCTTGATGAGCATGTATACCAACTCATCATGGATCTCAGTCTTCACTTCTTTCCAGTTGAAGTAATTGTTTTTGGACTTCACGATGGTGGTTTCGGGCCAGTATTCGGTCATAAAGTCATCCATAGAATCAACATGATCAACCCTGCCACTGCACCCATGAGGTAACAGATACGCAAAAGGTACTGTTCTATCTGACGTTCTCCGAGGATAACGCTTTGCCAGAACTCTTCCTCATGGCTCATGTAGTTTCGTTTAGGCGGTTCGTAGTTGAGTCCGATTTGGACTTTGCCTGTGTGATAAGGTAAATATTTCTTCATATATTGGTTCCTTTCTGTTGGCAAGGCCATTTCTTTTTGATCAGTGCCGCAACAAATACATCGGCTGATTTGTCCCTCATTGATGGGACAGAAATCAGAGCATCCCTGGTCATATCTGTGATCTGCCTGACAGTCACATTTGGTGGTGGGCAGTATGTCGAACCATATAAAACATCAGCGACACCTGCCACATACCCATAAGCTGTCGATTGCTCTACATTGGAACTTGATTCAATCCAAGTGAGCAACTTATTACCATCAACGAACTCTGCCTGACAAATTGATGAAATGGCAAGCAGAGGAGTAATGATGTTTTTTATTTGATTGTTGCTCATGTATTCTTCTCCTTGAGTTTGGCTTCGATAACACGCACCCATTTCAATGCACCACTATGCTCTAGCTCCATCGGCGAACCATAAAGCTCGTCAATCTCCTCGTCCGTCAGCCCAACCCATTCATGCTTTGGTTGTGGCAATGATGTTTTACCTTTTGGCTCTTGTTCCATTGCCCAATCAATCCATTGTTGTGCAGTCATGTCGTAATAACCATTAGGCCCAACGCTTGATAGTTCTTCGCCAATACGAATCGCCGCGTTGCGCCACGCCACAGGCTCTTGCTTCTCTGCCTCTGCGATTGCTTGTCCTATGTTGGTCATTGCTACCAACATAGCATTGTGGTGGATGTCACTGCCATAGACATGGGTCTGCCACGCTTCAAGCGCCTGTTTCATTGCTTCAATACTCATGTGTCACTCGCTACATCTACTTGAATCAATCCAGCAGCAACCAGCCAATAGTTGTGCCGTCCTTGCGCCGCCTCATGCTGGATCATCAGCAAGTTAACAATGCGCTGCCGCTCTGCCATGACTGCGGCATCTTTGGCTTCTTGCAGTTCCCGCATCACCTCAATGACGGCTTGCTCATGCTTCATCAGGATGGCTTCGATCATCTCCATAGGTGTTTCAATCATGGCTTTCGCCGCCGCCTTGACCTTGGCATCCTCGGTCTTGGCTTTGGTGATAGCCTCTTGGTGTAGTTTGGATAGTGGCTTCATCTGTTCAATGCCCTCTGAATAAGCCACAGTTGGATGCTGATGCAAGCAAGCTGGGCTGAAATGATTGCTATGTATGTCATGTGTTCTTCTCCTTGATTGCATAGTCGTGGAATATCGCCCCCTTGCTTGCGTCACCAACCTTGCAGGACTTAACCCAGACATTCTTCCCAGTCTTTAGCCTTCTCAGGTGGCCTCTGCGCTCATGCAGGCGGGGTGATGCGTGTGTGCCCCCTTTGGACTCTTGGCGGGGCCTAGATGGCTCAATCCACACCGTTGTCCAGTCGTAGGTTGGCAGCTTGCCTTGCTGTATCTTCCGGCGGTTGGTAAATGTGTCACGCACTGTGGGAATGTGCGCCTCAATACGCCTGTCCATCGCACCGTACCAAGCGCCAATTTGAGCCAACATGAGTTCTGCAAGCTCCTTGTCCACTGGCTCGTCATCGCTGACAGACCCGTATCGAATGTTGTCATCCTCAATGAAGTAAAACATGGCAGGGATCGGCATCAGTCGAGTCCCGGTTGGCCCCTTCCACATTGACACCGTGATGCCTTCATCTGGATCATCTCCAGCCACCATCATCAAGACGGTGTAGCTCGGGTGATGGCTTGTCTTTCCTTGCCAAACAACAAAGCATTTGTCAAAAGGTGGTCGGTGCGTCATCACCGGGTCAAGGTCTGCCCGTTGCTTGTCAGTGAACGCACCAGACAGGTCAAACCATTTGATGTCCACAATGTCCACGCCAGCATCAGCCATCAGCTTCATAGAGTCACGAACAAGTTGAGTGGTCATGTGTTCTTCTCCTTGAGTTTGGCTTCGACAATATCAACGCCAACCAAACCCAGCGCTTTAAAATATTGCTTCTCCGCATCAGTCAGCCCAACCCAAGGCTTCTTATAGTCTTGGATGTCATCGTCATCTTCAGCGGCTCTCTGGCACATCCCTTGGCATTCCCCTGTGGGAAAGTTGCATAGGTAGTACTCACAATGAGGCTGAACCTTAATCATGGTGCTTTCCCAAAATAGACTTTGGTCTTGTTATTTGCCAAAAATTTGTAGGTAATAGTCCAGCCCTGTTCCTTCAAATCAGACAATCTGCGGTGAGGTGTCACAGAAGGAAGACCCCTGGCAATTTCAACGCTTGTGCAGCCAGATTTTCTGGTTAGCATGGCTTTTAGCCTATCCAACTGGGTTTTGGGTTTTTTACTGAAGAACATAAGTAACTCCTTATATAAGCTCTTCTCTGACCAATACATCCACCATTCCTATGCTTCCGTAGACCTTGGTGGCGTGGATGCTGACCACCTGGGTATCATCTTGATAAATTACCCCATTCAGGGCGTCTAAAAAGCACTTGACGATGTTGTCAATGTCTGGCTTCTTGGTTGGCCTCTCAGAGTTCGTTAAACAGGCTTCCCTGCGTTTTTTTGAGTAGGATGCAGGTACGGGTAGGCTGATGTAGAAATAACACGCTACAGGCGTTTCTAGAGGCTCTGAAGACCCCATGGCGTTTTTAGCGGCTTTTTTGATGATTTCTTCGTAATCCGTGGTCTTTTTGGGGGTGTAAGTACTCACAAAGTTGCCTCTACGGGCAAATTTAGGTCTTCCCTTGCCAACAGGATTGGCTTCAACCTTAAAAACTACCTGAAAAGTCATTCGATCAATCCTGCCCTAAATTGCCTGACATAGTTGTGGATACGCTTTACACCATCAGAATCAAACCACTTGGAAGATCCCAAAATTAGCTTTTTCATGTTTTCTGCGTCTTGATTTAGGGTGTAAGTGGTCCAGATTTCCCTGGCTCTGGCCTTTTCAAGTTGATTGTTAGGCTTGAGTTTATAGGGTCTATAGCCGTTTGCCATAGGTGTTTACCCTTAAAAAGGGGTTTCCACATGGGGATAGTTGGGGAAAAACATGGGTTTGTCGGTTGCTTTGGCAATGTATTGCTGGGCATCCTTCAAAAACCACAGCTTGATGGTTGGCTCACCTTCACCAGATCCTTCATAGTTTCTTTGCTTCCTACAAAGCAAGTAGTGATCCGGCTCATCCATCCTCTCAGCGTAAACACCGTTCAATTTCAGGTCATCTTCCTTAGGTTTGTTCCTCCAGACCAGCATCACATTATCAACTTGATCGGTAATGGCTCCTGACCCCTTGTTGTCATGCTTGTCAGGCACTGCGTTCTCATTGGCAGGCTTTCTAAGGTGGTGAACAAGGTGAATGTGGATCTCATAGTCCCTAGCAATAGCCGTCAATTCATCCACAAAACGCTTCTGACCATTGAAATCGTCCTCACCTCGAACACACTTAGCCAAGTTGTCCACAAACACATGAGTTATGTTGAGTACCTTAGCACAATATCGAACCATGCCTGCTACGATGTCTTGGTTAGCAGTCCCCATTTGGTCATAAAGCCACAGCTTGTCATGCGTCCAATCGCCAAAATCGTTGTACAGGTTCTGGATAGCCAGTTTTCCTTCCTCAGTCTGAAATTCTTGGGAAAGTGGGTTTAGACCTGCCCACATCCGGGCCATACGCTGCAGGGTCATCAAGGGCTTCATCTCGAAACTGGCAACGCAAACCTTCTCATTCTGTCCAATCAGGGATAAAGCTACCTGAGAGGTAATCAGAGACTTCCCATGACCGTTCTGACCAGACCACAGAGTGACTTCACCGGCCCTGAACTCAAAGTTGTCTTTAGTGCCTTCCCAAGGCAAAAAGGCTATTTTTTCGGTCTGCCTGGAATACAGGCGGTCTTTTAGGTCGGCTATGTAGGAATTTGCGGATTTAACCTTGGTCTTGGCATCCAACTCTTCTTGGTAAGCAGCAAAGTCAATCGTGTTATCAATCACATTCACAAAAGTCTCCTACGGTTTTGGTCTTCAATGGCCACAGACTTCTTGGCAACCCATTCGGCTTTGAAAGATTGCCAATTTCTGACAATCACCTCATGCAAAGCAGCCTCCATTGACCATCCAGCCATCTTTGCTTGCTGAGAAATGTCTGCAATCACACGCTCTGTGACCAATGCTTTCTTGGTCCTACGATGCTTCAAAAAGTCATCCCAAGTCGAATCTTTCACGCCTTCAGGCTTTACAACCTTCTGTCTCTTCTCTGTCTCTGTCTCTGTCTCTGGTGCATCAGACTGATATCTTGGTGATATCGGCTTGATATCATCTTGTTCCAACCAATGTGAAAGCTTCGTAAGTGCTTGATTTAATTGACTTTCTTTGATTCGCAACCTGAAGGCAAGTTTTCTAGGCTCAGGAAGATTCCCAGAATGGCTTTCATCTTCGGAAGCAATCAACCATAGCCCGATTAGGACTTTGGCTGCTTCAGGATCAAGGTCATGCCAATCTGGATCATCCAAGAGTTCACGGTAGAGTTTTATCCAAGGTGGCGTTCTATCCTTGAAATGCTGGAACTTGTGCCAGTTCTTAATTTTTATCATTGAAATCTCCAAAAAAAACCCCTGAAGCAGGCAGTGCGAGTACCTACGACAGGGGTAAGAGCCAAGGAGGGGGATGGCTTAGGCATGTGAGTCTCGCACACTCAATGCCCAAATCAGCTAGTCTTCTTGGAAAAAGTCCTTGTTGAACATCTTATCAAATTCGTCCCTTTCTTCTTGGACAGCAATCAAATTCCTATTTAAAAGAGGGACATTTTCTGACTTTACTTCAAAACCACCCATGGGATCAATTTCAAGTCCGGTTCTAGCTACTGCCCGATAGAGGTCATTTAAGTTCATTGCATCGCTCCTAGGTAAAGTTGGTCAACAGGCTTCAACAATCGTCCACTAGCAATCTCTATAGAAGTAGCCAAGACAGCTATGACTGCTGCTTCGAGGTCATCCTGATCGACATACTGCTCCAGGCTATCTGTGGCAGAGGCAATCAGTTGGTAGGCTAGTTCGTATTCGAGGTGTTGGTGGCTCATGGGGCAAAAGAATAGACGATAAAAAAGAACTTGTCTATCAGGGTTTCCCCTAATGGAAAAGCTCAAAAAAAGTGTATAAAGTACATCCTACCTCGACTTGAGGTACTTTAAAGGACATCAAATGGAAATCAATAGAAAGCATGTCATGACACCTAAACAAGAGCTGGCCCATGCCTTTTACTTGGCCTGGACATCAAGTTCTGTTAAGTCTTTCAACCTAGCAACAGACGAAATTACTCGACTGAGCAAAGTTGTCCCTCCAGAAGAAATCTTTGAATGCAAGCTAGACGCTCACAAAATCCTCAAGATGCGTGACTCTATCGTGCAAGACAAGATGTCCGACTCTACTACTTTTTGTTGCTATTGCGGCATAGAGCAAGGTGAGCGTTGGCACTGCTGTGGCGAGAATCATTTTGAACGATTCAGCGAAATGTATGAAGACAGTCAAAATGAGATTGTGGAAATGGAGCTAGAAGACCTAATCCGTCATGAGGGCATAGCATGACCTCAAAATATTTAAGTGATTTGCTACGTGCCGCTCACATGAGAGCAGGCAAAAAGTTTGGCGTTACCTTCTACAACATTGGATGGGTTGAAAGTTATCCATCTTATGTAAGCAAAGTTTCTGACCACAGAATTCTGCACACAGAAAAGATCAAAAAAGGCAAATACAAACACACACTGGAGTTTAATGATGCGTACCAAAACCTATCGTGAGCAACTCTTTGTTGAGTTGAGTAAAACTAACCCTTTGGTCTGCTATTACTGTGGATCTGTTAAGGGCAACAGTCTGTCTTGTTGTGGTGAGGTCCACTTTGTCAAGTTTCGTGACTTGGAAGCAGGTGGTCAACAAGATGCGGTTCAACATCAGGTTCAAGAATGGGAAGATTGGAGTGCAAGGCAATGAAACACATTCATCTAGGCAAAGAAAAATCACGGGGCTACATTGGGGTGGAAAGCACCACCATGTACTTTGATGGCATTGAAAAGCAACCGGCAGTGTTTATAACAATGGCAAGTGCAGGGCCAGGAACTTTTAACGCTACTTTGTTCCTCAACCAAAATGAAGTTCTTCAATTGATAAATGCCTTGCAACAAACTCTGTACACCCGTACACCATCAACTTATGGATTGGAAGCAGCATGAGCATTGAAAAGTTATTGTCATTGAATGTCAATGAACACATTGAGAAGAAAAACAATCTATCCTACTTGTCATGGGCATGGGCCTGGGCAGAGGTCCTAAAGGCAGATCCTGCAGCGACATGGACCCTACAGACCTTCGAGGAGCATGGTCAGCATGGCTCCAAGCGTACAGTGCCTTACATGTCTATCAATGGTACGGCTATGGTCAGCGTTACTGTGACCATGTTTGGCAAGCCAATGACATGCCATCTTCCGGTGATGGACTATCGCAACAAGGCTATTCAAGATCCTGATGCATTTGCGGTTAACACTGCCATCATGCGTTGCATGACCAAGGCAGTATCAATGCATGGTCTTGGGCTGTACATTTATGCCGGTGAAGATCTTCCTGAAGTTGCAGAAGTGCCACGAAAGGGTGATGCTCCGATTGTCACTCCTAGAGGTGGCATTGGTGAAGACCTGCCTGAAGAGGAGAAACAATTTCTGCGTGAACTCGCAGATAGCGTTGAAGCAATGCATAAAACTGGTAATACAGCCAATGCATTGTCAATGCTAGAAGAGCAAGAGTTGGAGAGTGACCAAAAGGTTTATCTCTTCAACTTCCTGCAAGCCAGCACTCGCAGTGCATTAAAGAAAGTAAAGGAAATTTAAATGGAATTCGATCCTACAAACCGTGGAACTCTTTTCAAAAACGAAAAGAAAGAGGAAGAAAAGCAACCAGACATGAATGGCACACTCAATGTTGGTGGCGTTGAATACTGGATATCTGGGTGGAAAAAGGTAAGCAAAGCAGGATCAGGCTACATCAGCCTATCAATCCGTCCAAAGCAAGAGCAAACCAGACAATCTAGTCAATCTACCCGGAAATGGGTTGAAGAGTACGACAAAGCAGAAATGGCTCAGAAGCCTGGGCTAAAGAAAAAACCTGACCCACTGGATTTCTGATGGCTACATACGCAATCCTAGAACTGGAAATAATCCGCTGGGCAGAAGCTCGGCAGATTATCCCAAATAGCACCCCCCAGGCTCAATTTATGAAGGCCATTGCGGAAATGGGAGAGCTATCAGATGCTCTCACCAAGAACAAAATGGAAGACATTAAAGACGGCGTGGGTGATGTCATGGTTTGCCTGATCAACATGTGCGCTTTGCTAGACATTGATCTAGTGAAGTGCATGGAGTTGGCCTACAACCAGATTAAAGACAGAAAAGGGACCATGCTTCCTTCAGGTGTCTTCCTGAAAGAATGAAGATCCTAAATGTATTATGGGACTGCCTAGCAATGCTAGGCTTTGTCTTTACAGGACTATGCGTAATGTTCTATTACGCTTTTATCTCATAGGTGGAACTGCTCCACCTGCTTTAATAATTTCTTGCGTTAACATCAGTCTGCGATCTGGATCGCGTTCTGTTGCAAGTTGTTCGCTGAGTTCCCTGATGTAGACTGGATTGCCAGCAGTAACATATGCTCTACCAAGACTTCCAATCTCTTCAGGGTTACGCAGCATAATATCTGGCGATATTCCAATATCTTTTATAGCCTTGGATGCTTTTTCCATAGCAGCTTTGGCGTCTTTTGTTTGACTCAATCCAAGAAGACCAAGAACAGACAACATTCCGGGCAATCCAGCGCCTAATTGAGCTTTGCCTTTAGGCATCAAAGTGCCTTTTTGACCGCCTACTTCAACAGGAATTACGCCCTTGCTTTCACCAGTTGGTGTAACTTTGGACCGCATTATTCCTTTTGGCTGTTCAGGCAAAGGCTTACCTTCTGCTTTTAATTGTTCTCTACTAGGAATGTTGTAGGCAACTTTGATATCTTTAATCAAGTTCCTAGCTTCTTCAATGGATGCAGGAAGCGGTCTGTTACCAACTTGGAATTCTTTGGTAAACAATTCTTGTCCAAGACCTTGGCGCAAAGTGTCAACAACTCCACCGCCTGGGTAAAAAGCATATCCAGCAGGAACATCTTGTGGCGCTCCATAAGTGGTTTTAAATCTTCCACCTTCAGCACCCTGACCAACAATCAATTCCCTGCCCGTACCTGTTCTTACTATTTCTGGTGCTGGTGTTTTATCCACCATAGTAGCAACATCTGCTTGTACTGCCTTTGTTGTGTTTTGACCAGTTGCTACTGCCTCAGTAAGCGTAGGAGCAATCTGTTGAGGAGGGATTGCACCCATGGGCGGTTGTGTACCCGCTAGAGGAGCAGTAGGAGCTTGTACAGTAGGCGGTACATTGGTTTGCGGAGTAAAGATTGGAACATCAGGAGTTACGCCAGGAGGTGTAATTGCAACCCTATTAGCCAATGCTTTCTTAGACATTGCCTGTGCATCCTCTAAAGATCTTGCTTTAGATGACGTTGGCGGCTCTATACCCAATGTTGGTTCAATTTGTGGAGGAGGGGGTGGAGGTGAAATTTTTCCTTTTGCCCAATCAAAAGCTGATTTTCCAGCACCAAATGCGACTCCGGCAGCAGCACCACCAATGGCAGTAATTAATGGAAGTTTCCACCAATCATCTCCAGTTTCTTTTGTTAATTGCTCCATGCTAGACAATCCAAAGCCACCTGAATCTTTAGCAAAAGAATCTGGTTTTTTTTGCTTAGATTCAAATGGAATTACTTCGCCTTCATAACTTACAAAAGCCATTTTTTTACTCCTGTGTCACCATTCCGCCTTTAGGTGTTTTGTATATAGTTTTACCATTTGGTGTTGTTCCTATTGGAGTATAGTTTTTTGGAACAGATTCTCTTGATTTGATTGATCTTTCAGTAGGTTTTGCTGGTTTTTCAGTAGATTTTGCTTCTGCTGTACCAGTTCTTTCTTCCCAAGTAGTTTTTCTTTGTTGTTCTGGTGGCATAGATTCACCAACGCGAGTTAAAACTTCTGTGTTCTTTTTAGAAAATTCTTCTCGCAGATTTTTATAAGCTGGTGTTTTTACAAAAGCTGCCTCAAGTTCTCCAGGCTTTGGAGCCAATGTTTTTGGATAGCGAGACAATTGCTCTTCTCTCCATTTTTGGAACATTTCAGATGCAGTGGCATTGAATTCTCCAATCAAAGAAGATGCAATTCCTCTACTAAATTCATCTCCGATTTGATAAGACTGAGGATTAATGGTAAATGCCAAACTGCCATGTTTTGAAACAAGTTCTAAATTGGCTTTTTCAATCTGACCTTGTAAATCAAGAATTCTGCCAAGGTTTTTCTTTTCAGCTTCACCAAGATTAGTAAACACTTCATTACGCAAAAAATCTTCTTTAGCTTGCGTATAGTTTTTTTCAAATCCTTGAGAATTACTAAATTGTTCTTGAGCTTGTGTCAAATCTTGTTTGGAAACTGATTCTCCGTTTTTGTTTACAAGTTGACCAGAAGATCCAAATGACCAACCAAGTTTTCCTAGTATTCCACTTTTTTCAATTCCACTTTGCAATGCTCTGGTTTGAGCAGCAGATAGATTTTTTTGTTTGCTATCAAGATATTGATTTAAATCTGAAAATGAATTAGACATGCTGGTAGACATGCCAGCGGTACGGCTAGTAAATTGACCAATAAGATTACGTTGTTCATTTGTTAATCCTGCGCCCCAAAGTGTTTGAAATCTTTGTTGCATTTCTTTATTAAGAAGTGCTAGTTCTGGAGCTTTCGCAGCATAAGCATTAGCTGTTTCAGTCTGAATGTTATTTTTTTCTGTCCATGTTTTCAGATTTTCTTTTTGTTGTTGATATCCAAGAGCATCTTGCAATGAAGGAACAAGTCCACCACGCTCAGTAAGTTCATTTCGGGTCAATGATCTACCCATAGTGTCTTTGATAGAAATAATTTGCCCAACTTCATTAATTGTTTTTTCAAGCTGATTGCCTTCTTTGTCATAAACAATTGATGTTGTAGGGGTTCCACCAGTAACAAATGTTCTCCATTTTGGATTGCCCATCAGCAATTCAACAAATGCTCTCCACTTGTCTGGTTTGTCTCCCATGGACTCAAAAGTTTTTGATGCGGCAAGTCTTCCTTGTGGAGTATTAACACCACCAGCATCAGAAATAGGTTTAATTTTTTCTTCAAAATCTGAAACACGTTGTTGCATTTCAGTAGCAATCTTTTTAATAGGCTGCTCCATAGGAGTGCCTTTTAATTTGCTAGAAAGAGAATACATGGATGCCGGATTGCCACTAGATGCCGCATCTTCATAAAGGGCATTCATGTCCATTACAGGAGTTGGAATTGGGCTTTTAAATTGAGGTTCGGCATTGATTGCAGCAGAGTTAATGCCAGCATTAGAAACAGAAGGCTGAATATCAATGGTTTCTACTGGAGCCGGAGCATTTACATCAGCAGGAATTATTGGTTCTGCTTGACGCATTGGAGGTGCAATTGCTGGCATGATTATTACCTTTTCCAGAAATCTTGAATTTGTTTATTTAGATCAAATGTCAATGATCCAAACTGACTGTTATCCAATATCCCGTAATTTGGGGTTGGCTGTTGAAGGCTAGGCAATGGTTTTAATCCTATCCCTGTTGGCTGAGTACTCATAGTTGGAGGGGCAATTCCCGCTCCTGTGTCTTGAAGTGACATTCCTGGCTTATAACTTAAACCACCACCAGTGTCAGGAATAGCATTTTCACCTGCAAGGTCATATTCATTTTTCTTTTCGCCATCTGCCAACAACAAACCAGCTATTTTTAATAAGGGACTTTTTCCACTCATTAAACTTTCTGTAAGTGATGGCACACTTTGCCACCGCATAAACTCCATACCAAGAGGAACCTTGTCTGCCATGATTGCACCTTATATTCTGAATCCAGAACTCTTGCCCGTAGTAGTTTGGCCCTGAGTACCAGCAAAATTTGGGGTTGTAGACGCTTGAGGTACACCAAAGACAACAGAAGCATATTTGCCGTAAATGTCTTGAGGTGTTTGTGCGTATCCAATCCTGGCAGCAGCGGCTTGTTGAGCGGCTTGTAGACTTTGCTGACCAGTACCCAAAAGGGTTGTAGCGGCTTGTTGGCGTTGTCCTGCCACATTTGCAGCAGTCTGAGCGGCAATGTTTCCTAAACGGGCCTGGGCAAGGCTTGCCAAGTTTTGACTAGCCAAACCCTGACGGGCAGATCCTAGACCACCAGCACCACCAAACAAAGTGGCTTGTTGAGCCATTTGTTCACGGACATCTTCCGTAGCAGGTTGTAGTGCAGCTTGAATCTGTTGACGCTCATATTGAGGTCCAAACAGGTTTTGTAGTCCCTGTATACCCTGGACATAAGACTGCGCCCCTCCAGATTCTTGTAAAGCACCGGCTCTTTGACTAACATCCATTGCTGTTTGAGCCGCTTGCACAGACGGAGGAACAACTTGTCCATAAACCTGCTGCGCTCCACCAACTGTTTGTTGGTAAGCAGGAAAGGCAGTTTCAGTAAGAAACTTAGTTTGCGCCCCAAGCAGCTCTCGCTGCTCTGGAGTCATTTGTACGGTGGTAGAGCTTTGCCCTTTTCCCATTCCCATGATTAGTATCCCTTTCCTTTCCCAGATTGAGTCTGTCTAGGCATAATGCTGGCATTATCCCATGGTCCTACAGTATTTGAATAGGGGTTTGGTTGACCCATTTGAGGTTGTCCACTTGAGGCAGGATAGGTAATCCTTCCACCTTTACCAGAAGACTGTACTGGTTGTGGCGCAGGCGCTTGGTTAACAGATTGGCTAACAACCTGACCAATAGGCCCCATCTTTCCAGATGACCCAGAGGTCTGTGGTTGAGACACTGATGCGGTAGATGATCCCATAATTTATCCTTGTGGTGGAGTGGGCCAAACAACATTTGTTGGGAAGCCAGATTGTTCTGGTATATCTCTTAATGTTTGCCTATATTGTGCCCAAACATCTTTATTTGTAATTGGCACATCTGACAACTGAGTCCAATCAGATTCTGCCAATAAACGATTTCTACGGTTTTTAATTATTGCTGTTTGAACATCGTAATCTAAAACCCATTGCTTTGCAGCAAAATCAAAATGACATTCATAATCTGGTTTGTTTGGAATGTTTACCAAAACACCATTTTCAAAATATTGAGAATTTATATCAGATTCAACAGGAACTTTAACAAAGCCTTTTTCTACTGGCTGCAAATCATATAAATCTTGATTTGGCACATAACCAGAATTGACAATTTCACCAGTTGTTTGGCTGTATATAGAAAAATAGATCATCGTTTTATTAGCGATGCGCTAATTCCAGTTGTTCCAGTATTGTCATTACCACCAGTATTTGTTACAGTAAATGTAATGTTGCCAGCAGAAGTACATATATACAAACCAGTTATTAAACAAGCCGGATAATAATTTGTAACGGTTTGTTGATTATATACAACTTGATTTGCAATAGAGGCAAATGTTCCAGTACTTGCATTTAGATTAGTTGTTCTAGTAAGGTTTGTGCCTGATCCAACATAGTTTCTAGCAGCAGTGCCGCCCATTACAATTGCCGCATCACCAACTTCCATTGCAAAAGTTACTGATGTTGCTTTTGCGCTAGTTGTTACAGCATTAGAATTTATATTTGCTGTGTTAACTACATTGCCATTTAAAGTAAGTTGACTTCCATTAAAAGATATGTTGGTTGAAGCATTACCAAATGCAAATGAGCCTACTGCGTTAATAACAGCGCCATTGCCAGTCATAGTTGTTCCAACAACTACTGGAGATGTACCAACAGTTAATGTTGACGAATTTAAAGATATAGAACTAATGCTTCCAGCGGTAATTGTTCCTAAATCAGCGGCTATTGCAGAAAGTTGTAATACATTTAATTTGCCAGCATCAATTGTGTTAGCTGCTATATTAGTGCCAGTAATTGTTGAGCCTGCTATGTTTGTACCAGTAATAGTTGATGCTGCAATATTTGTTCCTACAATACTGTTTGCAACAATAAGATCACCAGTAAGAATTTTCTGGAAAACAACCCAGGATGTAAGATATTTGTATTGAATGGAAGCAACACCACTGTTGTAGTTAACAATACAAAGATCCCCATCTATAGGCAATCTTCCTATGGCAGATAAAACCTCTGCATTGGTTGGAGGGCTAAAGTCATTGGCAGATCTAATGACTGCAAAGTTTGCTGGAGAAAAAGGCGCAGATGTAATCAAATCAAGATCAATAATAGATCCATCTTCTTCTACATAGAACTGGCTTGGCGCAGTTGTTCCAACATAAAACTCAATTCCTCTGCCACCAAATGTCATGTAGAACAAGAATTTGGTTGTTCCAAACCCACCAGATACTTTGTACCAAAGATAGTCAGAAGGGTTGGCAGACTCTACCGTACTGTTGCTATTACGAATACCATAGTATTCCCTGTTTGTTGGACTATCTGAAAAATTGACAGTTCCATCAAAGCTATCAGCATATTTGACTGCAATGTACTTGTATAGATATCCTGTTACTTGTCCAGCAGGTCCTATAATTTGCCCCGTATTGATGTCTGCAGAAACATTCGGGCTAAAATTTGCAAGCAAATAATTAACTGCATCAGAAAGTTCTGACAGTTCTGGACTGGAATCTAGTGCAAAAGGCATTAGAACGCATCCTCAACAATGGTGGCTTGCCAGTTAACCGCTGTCAGATTCCAATGGTTTGTAGCATCATCTGATTCAACTTTTACAGACACAGTTCTAACTGCATTTTGTTGAGTGCTTACCCATGGGGAATCAGTGTCAATGGTCAATTTCCCAGTTTGCCCATAAATAGGCGTTTGGGCTGTAGAGTTTGCGCCTCCAACCGTAATTTCAACCAATCCGGTTCCGGCTATTTCCGGCAACAAACGATGGATGTAGACTTTTGAACTAAATGGTACAGGGCCTCTGTCTGTACTTAAAGCCATGTTATTACGCTCAAACAATGCAGGAATTGCCGCATTATTAATAAAAGAATTACCTACAGCGGTCTGAATGAGCTTTTGAGAGGAAGAATCAGCCCTGGCATAGACAACCACCCTAGAAGCCAAGTTAAACGCTCCTGAGTCTACTTTAGGGCCTTCTGTGCCCATACATGCATTCTCAATGTCTTTGGGTGCATTCCATATCTGTAGGTCATAGCGATAGGACAGCATCTTATTGCACCACCCAGTAGAATTTAAATCTGGGTAGTAAATCTCAATCTGGTACTTTTGTGTGTTATTGACCATAAAGATACGGTCATAGTAGTCAGGATTCAAATTGGAAAAGAAGTAATTCTTTACTTTTTGGTTGCCAATAGAAGTAAAGTTTGCGCCATCAAACAACCAAATGTCTCTAGAATCAATTCCGTAGACATTTGCATCTGTATTTGTCCAACAATTGTTGTTAATTAGACCTCTGCCCTGGTTGAGCAGCCGAATGCCAAAGATAGGGGCTGTGCTGTTTTGATAGGCAATAGGGCTAAAAACAACCGTATCCCAGTAGGAACAAACATAGAAATTGCCACCCAAAAAGAAACCATCAATCAATGGCCCTCGAACCGGGACTTCTTGTTCGTTAGCTACGTTGGAAAGTGTCGGTTCCCAGGTACTTGGGTAGCCTGTAGTGGCAAAAGCCTGTGACCAACGCACAGTTGTTGGATAGTTGGTTTCAATGCCACCAGAAGTCTTAGTCAGATTCCCGGCTATCAGGATGTTGCCAACATTGGGAGAGCAGTAATTTCTAACAAATCCTGCAGTAGTTTTTGTAACGCCAATGACGCTTTCGTAGTTCCATGAAACATCAGAAGTAACGGTAATTTCATTGCTTGTAGGCAAGAAATACATGGGGTTGCTTAATGTATCGTTTATAAAAAATACATTTCCTACCCAGGAAGTAGTAATGTTTAGGCCATTGACATAGCCAGTAAGATAAACAGAAGGATTACCGCCAACTCCTGGGGTTATGTTGGTAACACCAGATGTTGTGACCATATACCATCTGCCATGATCTGAAGAATCTCTAGTGGCAACTATGTAAACCCATGTAGTCTGGCTTCTAAAGCCACCCTCCATAAAAATAGCTTGGTTAGGGATGGCGGTTAAGATTTCTTCTTCACCAAAGATTTTCTGAATGCCACGGACATCGGTTTCTACGTTATACCCATTGTTGTACTCATTCGGTCCCAAGGCGTTGCTAGGCACATCCGGGGTAAAGGACATGTTTACAAATGGAGTTCTTAAACGGGAATAATCGCTCATTTCATGTCACCGTGGTTATCTCTGTCATTTTCTGGAGATTTTGGATTAAACGGCTATCAGATGGATTAAATTCTAATGCTTTTTTACATAATTGGACTGCCTCTTCTTTTAGCCCAATATTCCATGCTCCTAGGGATGCCAAATCCCATGGCTTTTCAGTCCAAACAGACGGGTCCATTGTGTAGACTGCCTGCTTGTCAGTTATGTGTAAAGCCTGTTTAGCCGAGGAATAGCATTCCAGCCAAAGGTTTCTACGGTAGCAAAACATGGCTAATTCCACCCAAGGCTCCCTGGTTCCGGGAGCTTCTGCACAAGCCAATCTATGCCATTTTTGAGCTTCCCAACCATTGCCTATTTCGTCATACGCCTTGCCAAGCAGCCTCATGGCGTAGCAGCGTTCATTTGCCCAGGTAGCCTCTGGCATAGCCAAATACTTGTTTAAAGCCTCTATAGCCTCTTCCCAGCGGTTATAGAAGGTTAGTTCCCTAGCATGATAAAAGGCGTTTCTAGGGCAATATGGGTCTTCTTTGACTGCCAACTCCAGTAAAGGCATGTATTGCCCTCTAGACTTGGTTGGATCAGGATGGTGGCTTACCAAAAGCATGTCAGTTTGAGCGTAAACCTCTTTTGTTCTGCTGTCAGGGCGCGGATATTCGTGGACAGGATGATGCCAATGGTAGCCTGTACGATGATGGATTTTTTCGTAATAGAACGAAATTCCGCAACCCCAATCAAACTTATAGCGGAGTCGAGTAGTATCCTCTTTCCAGACGCGCTCGATTTCCTCTCGCCAACCAGATTCTAGGATTTCATCAAGATCAAGGGAAATACAGACATCAAAGTCGCCGGGGATTAAAGCAAGGGCAGTATCTCTAGCTTTGTCAAACCGCCAAGGCTTGATGGCTATGTCATAGACTGTTGCACCACAATCTCTAGCGACTTGCGTTGTTTGATCGGTTGATCCGGTATCTGCTATCAAGATCAAATCAGCATCTTTGGCTGATTCGCAGAACCGTTGAACGAATTGCTCCTCATTCTTGGAGATAGCATACACGGCTATTTTCATGTTTTATCCTATAAACAATGCTTTTTCATCAATTCGGCGGTTTTGCAGACCTTTGAGGATTTTGCCGCCTGCCATGCAGTATTTCAGCAATTCCTCGGCTGCGCCTTCTTTGTCACCCCTGTTTAGCTTTTGTCTCAGGGTTGATCTTTGTAGCGTCCCAAGCCCGACGTTAAAACTAAAAGACACAAGAGCATCAAACATCCCTTGGCTAAGCTGGGCAGTGATAAGTTTGTCAACACCTTGTTCAAATCTAGCAAGGTCTGTGCGTAGTATTCCATCTACTTCTTCCGGCGAAAAAACCCGATTATCTTCCGGGCGTAGTTGAAATGAGTCACGCTCATCAATCTTGAGCCTGCCCTGTTCTGGATAAAGAACATGACCAACTCCTATCGTCCATAACTTGGCTGGGCAGCGGTAAGGCTTGTTCCTCACACCCTCATGGTGACGAATCATCTTGATTGCCTTGTCGCTTACCTTCATACGCTCACATCCACCCGCCCGGTTGTCAGGCTGGCATCATGCTCCTGCGCCTCACACTTGTTTTCAATAATTTTGATCTTTTTAGCTTCTTCATCCACCAGAGCCTGCATCCGCTTCAGGTTCTCTGCATGCCGCAGATATGCCTGTTCACTCACCCGGTGAGCGTGGATCAGGTT